TCCGAAGCTCGTCGAAGCCATCACCTCAATCTCGACGAACTTCTTCGGAGCGGCGACTCACATCGTCGCGCACCCGAGCCTCATCGGATGCTGGCTCCGCGCACTTGACACCACGAACCGGCCGATTTTCTCGCCGACCGCTGGCAACCCAATGAACGCGGCCGCAACTTTCGACCGTCCCGACTACCTCGGCGGCGGTCTTCAGATCCTCGGCATCCCCGTAGTCGCTGACGCGAACATGCCGACCAACCTCGGCACCGGCACGAACGAGACCGCGGTCATCGTTGGAGACTTCCGCGAGAGCTATCTGTGGGAAGACAACTCAGGGAACCCGCTCTTCGTTCGCTTCGAGGAGCCATCAGGCACCAACGCGATCCGGACGATCCTCTTCGGCTTCTCGGCATACTCCGCCGGCAAGTACCCGACGGCGTTCTCCAAGATCACCGGCACCGGCCTTATCACATCCAACTGGGCCTAGTCGGTCCACCTACCGGCCCCGGGAGCACATCCTCGGGCCGTCGGAAGGTTCACATGAACATCGACGCACTCATCGCCGCATACGAACACGAGCTCGACGGCTACCGCCGCCGCGGTCTCGTCGATCGTGCGAAGCTCGTCGAAGCAGAGCTCCGTCGGCTCGGTCACTCGGATGGTGTCACGCCTCTCGAGGATGTGCTGACTGAGCCGGCGAGCACCCCCACGATCAAGCCAGAAGCATCTGAGAAGCCCCAGAAGGCCGCGAAAGATGCTCCAGCACCTAAGAGGCCCACAACCCGAAAGAAGCGATAGATGGCCATCTCGAATGGATACGCGACACTCGCCGAGCTGAAGAGCTACCTCAAGATCGAGGACTCTATGGAAGACACGCTTCTCGAGCACATCGTCGAGGCCGCGTCCCGCTCCATCGACCGCATCGCGAACCGCCGCTTCTATCTCGACTCATCGGCATCGGCTCGCACCTATCGCCCGAGCGATCTTCTCCGTGTCTTCGTGGATGACTTCGGATCTACTTCTGGACTCGTCGTCAAGACCGACCCGAACTCCGCCGGCGTCTATCAGACGACTCTCGTCGTGAACACGGACTTCATCACCGAACCGGTGAACGCCGCCGCGAAGGGTCGCCCGTGGAACTACATCACAATCGTGTCCGGTGAGAGCTTCTCTCTCCCGACTAACTACCGACCCCAGGTCGAAGTCACGGCCCGCTGGGGATGGCCTTCAGTACCCGACGACATCAACCAGGCGACGCTCATCCTCTCCGCGGATCTCTACAAGCGGAAAGACTCCATCGGCGGAGTCCTCGGACTTTCCGAGCTCGGCGCGATCCGCATGTCCCCACTCGGCCGCGACATCACCGCGATGGTCCGCGCCTATAAGCGGGAGTTCTTCGCGTGATCCCCTCAACCGTTCGCGCAAACTTGAAGACCGCACTCTCGACGGTCGTCACCCGCGTCTTCGATTATGTCCCCGACCAGGTTCCGGCCCCGTGTGCCGTCGTCGGGAACATAACAATCACATTCGACGAAGCACAGAACCGCGGCCTCGACATGGGGGAAGTCGATGTGCTCGTCATCGTGTCACGAATGAACGACAGAGGAGCCCAGGACAAGCTCGACGGCTTCCTCGCTGGATCGGGAGCTGGCTCCATCAAAGCCGCACTCGAAACAGATCGAACACTCTCGGGAGCGCTCGCGACGCTTCGAGTCATCCGCGCGGCACCGATCACCATCGAGGTCGCCGGCGTCACATACTTCGCGTATCAGTACGAGGTCACACTTCATGGATAGTTACAAGATCATCCACAAGATCGCACTCGGGGAGCCTGGCTCTACCGTGTCACAAGCCGAACTAGAGGACGCCGGTGTGAACATCGACGCCCTCATCGCATCGGGTCACATAGAATGTGACAAGAAGGCCACCCGGCCGAAAGCTCAAACAGAGGAGTAGCTAATGGCTCAATACATTCCCATGACACAGGTGACCGTGAACGCGGTCGTCTTAGACGACAGAGTGGTCTCATGTGTGCTTACACGCGCAAAAGAGAGCCAGGATGTCACAACTCAGGCGGACACCGCTCGCAAGTTTCAAGGCGGCCTCGAATCGGTCACCGTGGACATCGAGTTCCAGCTTGACCAGGCGGCCGGCGAAACGACCGCCACTCTCGAGGCACTCGTCGGATCGACCACGACTCTCGTGATGATCCCGATGACTGGCGCGGTCTCTGCCACCAACAGGCGCTATACGGTGACCGGGGCCTTCCTCGAGAGCTTCAGTAGCATCGACGGCGGCCTGGGCTCCGTCGCGACAACGACCGCTCAATTCACCGGAGGATCGCTCGTCATCGCGAGCACATGACCCCATGATCCCGAAGCTTCAGATCTCCGTCCAGCACATCGACGGGATCGCCGGGACATACCCGGTGACTCCGTGGATCATCGACCAATGGGAAAACATGGCGAAGACTTCGTTCATGCGAACCTTCGCTTCGGTCGAGTCCGCCGATGTGGGGCACATCAACCTCCTCGCATTCCTCGCCGAGCGTCAAGCCGGCGGAGATGTCGCCGCATGGCGCGAGGCCTATGTCAAAACTCTCGACACGATCCCGACCGTGGAGGTCGTGCCAGACCCAAAAGAGGCGGAGGAGAGTTCCGACGCTTCATCGCCGAGCTAGCTCTCGCGACGGGGATCTCTCCTCGCGAACTACTCGAGAGCGATGTGGACACTCTGAACAACCTCGTCGAACTCCTCAACCAACGCGAGAAGAGAAGGCGCTAATGGCGAAGCTGAACAAGTACCAGAAACAAGCCGCCGCAAAATACCGCGCCGGCGTCGTCGGCGACATGGGAGGCCAGCTCGAGATCGAAGGCCTTCGCGATGTCCAGAAAGCCATGAGAAACTTCTCAGACGACTCACGGAACGACATGAAAGAAACACACCGCAAGGCTGGCCAGATCGTCGTCGATGGCGCGGCTCGTCTCGTACCGGTCCGATCTGGAGCTCTTCTCGCATCACTCAAGTCGGCACCAACTCAACGCCAGGGACGCGTCCGAGTTGGATCCGCGGCGGTGCCCTACGCCGGCCCGATCCATTTCGGATGGCCAGCTCGAGGCATTCAGCCGAACCCGTTCATCTATGAAGTCCTCGACGGTCGTCGCCAGGAGGTCTACTCGCTCTACGCGGAGCGCATCTCTCAGCTCATCGTCAAGTATGACCTCGAGTAGAAAGTAATCTAGAGCTATGGCTAAGTCGATCTCCGTCGTCGTTTCAGGTAACGCGGCACCACTAAGAAAAGCACTCGGAGAAGCCGGCGACTCGATCTCGAGCTTCGGCGGATCTGTCAAGAAGTTCGCACTCCCAGCCGCCGCCGCTCTCGGCGCGGTCGCGTTCGCCGGCCTTGACGCGGCGAAGGCCGCCATCGAAGACGAAGCCGCCTCGAAACTTCTCGAGCGCCAGCTGAAGGCAACGACCGGAGCGACCGACGCACAAGTGAAAGCGACGGAAGCGTTCATCCTGAAGACCTCTCTCGCTTCTGGCGTGTCCGACGGAGAGCTTCGTCCGGCCCTCGGGAAACTCGTCAGAGCGACCGGCGATCTCACAAAGTCTCAGGAGCTCTTAGGCCTTGCCCAGGACATCAGTATCCAAACTGGGAAGCCGCTCTCGGCCGTTTCTGACGCGCTCGGGAAAAGTTTCAACGGCCAGCATACCGCACTCATGAAGCTCGACCCGTCGCTCAGGGATGCCATCAAGTCCGGAGCATCAGCCGAGGAAGTCTTCGAGAAACTAAACGGAACCTTCGGAGGCGCTTCTGCCGAATACGCCAAGACATACGAGGGACAACTCAAGCGCGTGAATGTCGCACTCGACGAGTCGAAAGAGACCATCGGGGCCGCACTTCTTCCAGCTCTCGGCGGTCTCCTCGACTTCGTGAACGGGACCGTCGTCCCAGGCCTCTCAAAGATGGGAGATGTCCTCCAAGAAGACGGACTCGTCAAAGGCTTCCAGCGCATCTTCACCGCCGGCGTGGACTGGATCGGCTCGACCGGTCTCCCAATGCTCAGAGACAAACTCGTCGAACTCGGAGGAGCTCTCATCGAATGGATCGGACCGCGCATCGGACCGATGGTCAAAGCCCTCGGTGACTTCGTGGCCGCTGGCGCGAACTGGCTCCTCGACACCGGTCTTCCGACATTGGTCGAGAAGCTCCAAAAATGGGGAGACGCGTTCGTCGCATGGATCGGACCCGCCATCGTCCCAATGCTTCAAGGCCTCGGAGAACTCATCGCGAAGATCGGCGTCTGGCTCATCGGGACCGCCGTTCCAAAGCTCATCGAGTTCACCGCAAGACTGGCCTGGAGTCTGACGAAATGGGCCTTCGAGCTCGGACCCGAGATCATCAAAGGACTCGGACTCATGGTCCTCGAAATAGTCAAGAAGATCCCAGAGATGGCGCTCAAGCTCGGGAAAGGCTTCGCCGATCTCGGCATAGGACTAGGTAAGAGCCTCGTGAACGGCATCATCGACATGGTGAACTCACTCATCGGAAAACTCAACAACCTCCTCGAGTTCACCATCCCGGTCCCGTTCGGACCGGACATCAAAGTGAACGCGCCAGACCTCGCCGGCATACCGAAACTCGCCCAGGGGGGGCTCGTAATGGGGCCCCAGCTGAGTGTCATCGGGGAGGCCGGTCCGGAGTTAGTCGTGCCACTTGACAAGATCGGCAAACTCGGCGGAGGCAACACCTACCAGATCACCGTCCAGACCGGCGTGGGCGACCCTCGAGAGATCGGCCGTCAAGTCGTGGACGCGATCAAGCAATACGAGCGCACCGCCGGCCCCGTCTTCGCGGCGGCGTAATGTCCACGCTGAACATCGCCCCGGCGATCGTCGAGATCGAGTTCACTCAATCAGATCAGACGACGAACTTCGTCCTCGATGACGCGGTGAAAGGCGTCCTCGATAACGCGACCTACAAGCTCGGCGGAGAGGTCTTCTTCGATGTCACCGACCTCGCCTATCAGACGAGCATCGACCGCGGCAAGAACCAAGCCCTCGCCCGATACAACGCCGGCACCATGTCGGTGACGCTGGACAACCAGACCGCCATCTTCGACCCGACCATCCCAGCCGGCACTCCTGGCTATCCCTACGCCGGCCAGATCATCCCCGGAAAGAGGGTCCGCGTCACCGTCGGAACCGAGGTCCAATTCCTCGGAGTAATTCAAGACTGGGATCTCGAGTATCCACTCGGGGGCATCGCCACGGCCATCATCCGAGCCGCGGACGCGTTCGTCCAGCTGGCGAACCGAACACTCGACGCGGACACCTTCACGACCGCGCTCTCATCGTCAATGCTCACGAGCGTCCTCGATCAGCCCGAGGTCGCGTTCGACTCAAGCTCTCGAGACATCCAGACCGGAGTGACAACACTCCAAGAGACGACCGTCGCTCTCGGAACCAATGTCCTCACCTTCTGCCAGCTCATCGAGTCATCCGAACCTGGGAGCCTCTTCGTGTCGAAGGACGGCTTCCTCACATTCCGATCCCGTCGATACAACCCGACCTATGACGGCGCGATCGTTATCACCGACGACGGGACCTCCGTGACACCGCGATCCATCGAGGTCGAATACGGCTCCGAGCTTCTCTACAACCGCGCCACAATCTCGCGCACCGGAGGCACGACACAAGTCGCAAACGACGCCGACTCTCAAGAGACCTATGGCATCTTCAGCTACTCCGCCGACGGTCTCCTCATGAACTCCGACGCCATCGCGCTCTCGATGGCTCAGTATTACGCGAACACCTTCGGAGAGCCCGTCTTCCGCCCGAAGCGCGTCATCCTCGACATGGCCGCACAATCCGGAGAGAACCAGGGACTCCTCCAAGCTCTCGACCTCGACGACCTCGTGCTCATCCGCTTCACACCACCAGGCGGACTACTCATCGAGCGCTACATGGTCGTCGCCGGCATTCATCACCGCGTCTCACCAGGCCGCCACAACATCGACCTCGACCTCATCGACGCCGATGAGCAGGCCATGATCTACGGCGACGCGTCGCTACCAGCTGAAGACCAGCCTCTCAGTCTTCTAGACTCGAACCGATACGGCTTCTAGGAGGACACAATGGCAGAAGGATTCAAGGCATGGACCGGAGGACAAGTCCTCAACGCGGCAGATCTCACCGACTACGCATCGAGCCAGGCCGTCATGAGGTTCGCAAACGCCGCCGGCCGTGACGCCGCGCTCACCGCTTCCGTCGTCCAGGAAGGAATGCTCGTCTACCTCAAAGACACCAACACGCTCACCGTGAACACGAACGGCACGACGACGGGCTGGCTCCAGATCTATCCCGTCATCACGACGACAATCAGCGACGCACAAGTAACGAACGCGAAACTCGCCGCGAACTCGGTCTCGACCACGAACATCATCGACGCGACCATCCTGGGCTCCGACATCGCCGTCGGAACTATTACGGGCTCGAACATTCTCGACCGCACTATCACGAACGCCGACATCGCGCTCGACACCATTCAAGGCTTCAACATCGCGCCGGGAACTATTACAGGCTCCAACATTCAAGACGGCTCGATCGGAGCCTCGGATCTCGCCGCCGGTACCTACGCCATCTCAATCTCAGGGAATGCCGCCACCGCCACCAACGCGGGAAACTCCGATACCCTCGGGGGCTACGCGCCGAATGTGAACACCTCAAGCTCGACCATCGTCCAGCGATACGGCGGAGGCTCGATCGAGGGATGGTCCTTTGAGGCCACCGGCGGAGGCATCTCCGACTTCCGCGGAACCGGAACTCACACCTATGTCGGCTTCGGATGTGCTCGAGTCATCAACGCGACCGATGTCTACTCTCAAGCCGTCTCGAGCGCCCGTACTGTCCTCATCAACTCGAACCTGACTCTCGGCACATCCACATCGTCGCGACGCTTCAAGGAAGACATAGCACCGCTTCCCTACACCGCGGCCGACATTCTCAAGATGAGCCCGATCGTGTTCCGATACCGCGCCGATCATGTCGAACCCGACTCGGACCGCTCTCTCGAGGTCGGTCTCATCGCTGAAGATCTCGCCGAGCTCGGCTTCGAGGAGCTCATCTTCCGCGACAAGGAAGGCAACGCCGACGGCATCGCATACGAGAAGATCGCCGTCGCGCTTCTCAAGGTATGCCAAGACCAGCAGACACAACTCGACGCGCTCTCCGCCCGTCTCGACAAGATAGGAGCCTGACATGCCCACGAACGCACAGTTCGCCGTCGGTGAGCTCGTAACCGCGGCAGACGCGAACACGCTCTTCACACGCGGCTATCGGAACCGGATTATAAACGGAGCCTTCGTCATCAACCAACGCGCCTACACCTCCGGAACAAACCTCGCCTCGGGGTCCTACGGCTTCGATCGTTGGAAGTCGGGCTACACGAACACCGCTCTCACATTCACCGCCGGCTCACAAGCGACCACCGTGACCATCTCGACCTCTGGAGTCCTCCAGCAGATCGTCGAACGCGAAAACATGCCCGCCGGAACCTATGTCCTCTCGTGGTCTGGAACCGCGACCGGCCGCGTCTACAACTCAGGCGCGACACCTCCGTCTTATGCCGCGAGCCCGATCACCGTCACACTTGACGGCCTGGCGAATGTCGTCGTCGAGTTCACCGCATCCGGAAGCACGAAGACCCTCGGCACCGTCCAGCTT